GGTGATGTCGAGCCTGGCGGTGACCGCGACATAGGTGCCGGGCGGGTTTTCCAGCGGGCCGCTGGAGACGCCGTCGAAAGCCTCGGGGATCAGGCTGATGAACATCCGGTCGATATCCTTGGGATAGACCGGGTCGGCCTCGGCAGGGAGCAGAAAGCCGCCATCCAGGGCGTCGAAGTCAAGCGTGATGTGAGCCGATTGCGGGGTGCCGGTGGCGTAGTTCCACAGCCGCACGAACCAGGTTCGCGGCGCGCCCTGCGCATCGCGGCCCTCGATGGTCAGGGTCGGGCCGTTGACCTCGTCCAGCGGCTTGATGGCGCTGAAGAGCCAGTCGAAGGCAAGCGTCAGGCCGGAATAATCGCGCCGGGTTTCATAGCCATGGGCGGGTGGATCGAGGCTGTCCTCGGACCACCAGATCAGGCCGGCCAGATCGTCCTTGCGGTAGAATACCAGATCGACCGAAAGCGCGTCCGGCGCCGGCGTGGTCAGGGCGGCCATCATCGGGCGCGGAAAATCGATGGTCCAGAACCGGGGGTCGAATCGGGAAATGGTCGTCAGACGCTTGCGGTCTGCCGGCAAGGCGAGCCAGTACATTTGCGAAAAATCCGTTGTGCGGAAAAGGGCGGTGGGTCAGCGCCGGGGGCGGCGTATCAGGTCGGCGCCGGTGCGGGTGGCCCGGCCGATGATGAAAATCACGCTGTAAAGAGCGATCAGCTCGATATGGGCGGGCTTGCCGCCCAGCACCGAAAACACCTCGATCACCAGCAAGAGGAGCGAGACCGCTTGCAGAATATTGCCCAAAAGCGCCAGCCGTTTGCGCCAGCGCCGCGCCGGGGCCGGGGCCGGCTTTTCGGGGGCATCCGGGCCAGGAACGCCAGAAGCAGCGGCCGGCTTTTTCTTTACCGCCTTTTTGGCTTTTTTCCCGGCCGCCTCGGCGGCCTTGCGCTCGGCGACCCGCTGGCGCAGGGGTTTTCGTGTCTCGATCATGGGGCGCATGATGGCGCGCCCGGCGCTAGCGGTCAATCGGGCGATTTTCCGGCCGGGCTACAAATTGCGCTGCGATCGGGCCAGCGCCCGGCTGACGGCGGCGCCGACCTGAGCGCCGCTCTGGCGGATCTGCTCGGCGTTTTGCGCCCCGAAAATATTCACGGTGATGGTTGCCCCGCCCGCGTTGGCCGCCCGGCCATGGGGGAGAATGCCGCCGGGGCTGCGCGGCACGAACAGCTCGGGCCCTTTTTCGCCAACGACAAAGGGTAGGCCGGCATTGACCGGGCCACCACTGGCGCGGCCGAAAAGCGCGCCCAGCCCGCGGTTCAGCAGTCCGCCGCCCAGCAAACCACCCAGGCCGCCACCACCCAGGCTGCCGATCCAGTCAAGGCCGGCGCGGATGATCGCGCTGGCGATGTCGCCAAGCACCGCAAGAGCGGTGGCCTTCAAATCCTGAAAGGAGATTTTACCGCTGCGGATGACGTCCTCGAAGGTCCGGTTCAGCCGACGGCCCATCTGCTCGAAAACCGCATCGAAATCCCCCGACAGGGAACGCACCGCGCCGCCTAACCGGTCATCGAGCCGGGCCAGCGCGTCCTCGAACGGCTTGAAATCAGCCTCCAGCCGGATGCTCAAAACGTCAAAATCAGTGATCATGGCTTTTTCCGATCAGCTCCTTGAGGTGGTCAATGTCGCCTTGCGACAGCGCGGCGGCGCTGTTCAGGCCATGGGCTTCGCGCCAGCCGTCATAGCCGGCCATCAACTCGGCCATGGTGGCCTGGCCGAGGGTTTGTGGCGACCAGCCCAGCACCCCCAGGCCGATTTCCATCAGCCGTTGCCAGGGCAGGCGGCCGGCTTGTTTGTCCCTGGCGTGCGGTGCGCCGGCGGCGACTTTTTTTCCTCGGTTTCAACGCCGAGCCCCCTCATCAAGATTAGCCCGGCCAGCCGGGCGGCCTCGAGAAAGCCGGCCTCGAGAACAAGCTCGCCCAGCTCGGCCTCGCCGATGGCCGCACCGGCGCCGTTCAGGGCTTCGGCCAGAATGGCGATGACATCCTGGCTGGAGATGCGCCGGGCGGGAAATTTTTCGGCGATCTCGAGAATGCCGGCATCCAGCCGGGTCTCTATCCTGGCGATGCCATCGAAGGTGAGCCGGAAGGTCAGCACCCGCCCGCCCAGTCGGGCGCGCAGCTCGCCAGGTTTTGCGATCATCCGATTACACCGGCGTAAAACTGACCGGGCCGGAAGATTCCAACGCCAGAGTATAGGTGCGCTCGCCGGCGTAGTCCCCGGCATAGCCCAGCGAAGTGATCAGGAAGGCGCCGGAAAATTTATCGCCGCTCTCAAAGGTAATTTCGTAATTGGCGATACTGCCGGCCAGGGCGCTGGCCTGCAGGCTCAACTCGGTGGCGCTGTTGGTGAAAATACCCGAGCCGGACAGCGACACCGTGCGCACACCGGCATTGGCCAAAAGCTCGCGCCAGCCGCTCGATTGCTTGTTGGTGATGTCGACCACCTCATTGTTGCACACCAGTTGGGTTGCGCGCATGCCGGCGATCACCGTAAAGACCTCCGGGTTTGCGCCATCGCCGAGTTTGAGGACAAAGGAGCGTCCTTTTTCCGCCGCCATAAAATATCTCCTGTGGTGATGGGGTGATTATTGAGGATGGGCGCGGGCGCGAAACCGTATCACGCCATGATGGGTCAGCCCGTCTTCATCGAGGAAAAGCTGCGATGAGACAAAGCGCAAATTCGCCAGATGATGACCGGTAATCGCCAGCTCGGTCTGGTGGAGCGCGCCGTGAACCAGGCTGATGATCTCCTTGGCCTGCTTGCGGCCGCGCGCCGCGCTCCAGACGTGAAGGGTGATGAGGTATTCCTGGCCGGTAAAACTCTTGGTTGACCAGTCGGCGGCGGTCTGTTCGCCCAGGGTGAGATAGGGCAGGGCGGTGTTTTCGGGCACGAAGTCGAAAACTCCGGTCAGTTGCGCCATCAGCGGGGCGTTGGCGGTCAACTGCGTAAAAAGTGCGCGCTGAACTTCCCAATCCAGATTGTTGCTCATCGATCGGCTCCAAAGGCGCGCCGCACCAGGGCGGTCACGGCGGGTTTCAGCTCGGCCAGCGCCGCGCCCAGAAAGGAGCGGGCGGCGCGCCGCCGGGTGCCGAATTCGACAAAGCGCGCATAGGGCGCGCCGGCCAGCACCCTGACGGCCTCGCCATCCGGCCCGGCCGGCTCGGTGGTGATACTGCGCGCTAATCTCGACGGCAGCGGCCGGTTCGCGGCGCGCAAGTCGAGCACCCGCCGGCGGGCCTCTTGCGCCACCTGCTCGCCGGCCTTGCCCAGGGCTTCGAGCGCGGCCTGTTTGCGCCGGGCAAAGGATAGTGCGCGCCGGCTCTGCGGGATCAGTCTTACCGGCATCAGGTGGGCCGCTTTTCTTCGCATTCGAGGACCAGCAGCTCACTGGCTTCATGCGGGTTGATCAGGCTCTGGATGGCGAACAGCCGGCCCTGGAAGACCAGCCGCCAGTTTTCGCGCACATCCGCCCCCAGCGCAGGCGGATGCGCTGGCGCACCGGGTTGGTATTTGCGGCCGCCCGGCGGGTTTGCCGGCTGGCGGTTGGCGTGACCTCGGCCCAGACTTCGGCGACATCGAGCCATTGGACGCTGACCCCGCCGCCGCCGTCAGCGCTCAGCAGCGGTTTTTGCAGCAGAACGCGATGGCGCAATGTTGAGAACTCGACGCTCATAGACGGATCATCCGATAAGGGCGCCACAGGGCGCTCACCGCCCGGGGCAGCGCGCCGCCGGTGGGCTCGAGCCGGCGCTCGAAATTCTCGGCGACCAGTACCAGCAGGCCACTGCGCAGGGCCTGGGGCACCTGGTTCCAGTTGGCGCCATAGCCGGCCTGGAACTGGATTTCGATGCCGGCAGCCTGGCGTCCTGGCGCGGGCCAGGCCTGCCCGGCGCGGGCCGTCACCCGACCCGGCGCAGCGTCGCGATCGACAAAGTAAAATGCCGGGTCGAGCGTTTGCGCGCTGTCATTGGCGGCGAAGGTCTTGATGTAATCGACCGCCAGCAGCGGCGCCTTGACCAGCGAGACCGCCGGGCCGGGCCAGGCATCAAAGGTAAGCCGCCAGGTCTGGGTGATCAGCGCCCGCCCGGTATAGTCCTCGCAGCGCTCGACGGCGGCGGCGATCAGCGCACCGATAAGGGCGTCTTCATCCGCTGTCTCCAGACGCAGGAACTGTTTGGCCTCGGCGAGGCAGACCGGCGGGACGGCCGGCGGCGTAACCTGTTTCAGTCTGTTCATCTTTCCTGCACCCGAATGATGATTGAGCGTTCGTCGATCTGGCCCGAGGACGTGGTGATCCGGTTGGTCAGATGATAGCTGTGGCCGGCCATGCCGCCCGAAACGGTGACGCTTGTTGTTGCGGCGTCGAACAAGGCGGTTTCGACGGCGAGGCCGCCGCTCTCGACCGGGGCGATGCTCCAACTGCTGGCGCTCAAGGTTTCGCCGTCCAGATAGTCGGCCCCCCAGTCCATCGAATAGGCGATAACGGCGGCCGGGTCCTTGGCATAGACGCTCATTATGTCGGATCCGCGATTTCGATGTCCCAGGCATTGAAGGTCATGGCGTTGCCGGCAGTCAGAACTTGGCTGGTGCTGGTGGTGACAAAGCAGCCGGGAGTTGACGCTGTCGAGCAGCGCGACATGGGTCGCGGTGCCGGTGGTGGCCACCGTAACCCCCGATTTCTGGCCGACGGTGACCTTGCGCCCCGAGGTGTCGCCGTTCGCCTTGGTAAAGTCGGTCCCGGTCATGGTGGCGCTGGCCAGGGCATAGGTGACATTGGCCTCGGCAAAGGTCAAGGGTTGCTGGGTGCAGGCGGTCATGATGTCGCAATTGTTCTTGATGACATCGAGGGCGCCATCCAGAACGGCGTCGTGAACGGATTTGGCCATGGGTTACCTCATTTCTTGGTGGGAACAGTCGGGGACTGTCTGGCGTGAACGGGGATCACGCGCGGGTCATAGGGGACGGACAGGCCAAGGCCTTGCGAGGCAGCGCCGGCTTGAAACAGGCCCGCTACTTGCGCCAGATGCCTGAGCACGCCGCCGTTTGCAAAAAGAGCATGGATCTGGGCCAGGGCGGCCACAGAGGCGATGTGATCATGCCACCCCGCCACTGCCGCCAGCACGCCGCTGGCCAGCAGCACCGGGGCATCGGTGGCTTGGTCATGCCAGGCGGGTGCGATCGGCAGGTTGTGGATTTGGCTAACCGTGATCTGGTCGGACAGACTTGCATGTGCTGCCGTCGCGCTGGTCAGATTGTGGGTCTGGCCAAGGGTTTGCTGATCCGAAAAATGTCCATGAAGGCTACCGGCTGGGTCGAGGACGATAGTTCCCGGTGCCGCGGGCGCGTAAAGCGCCGCATCATCGGCTTGTCGAAACAGGCCGAACGGATCGCGGCCCATAAGGGCAAGTTCACCATCGCTCAGGGCGCGATCAAACAGGGCGAAGAACGCCACGTCACCATCAAACCATTGCCCGCCATCCGCCCAGCCGCCGATCCACAACGAGTTAAACGGCCCGGCGGCACCAGTTGCAGTGCTGGCGGCGAACTCGGCGCCATTGACAAAAAGACGGTGATCGTTTGGCGCACGGCAGACAAAGGAAAGCTGCGCCCATTCGCCAACACCATAAGGCGCGGTTCCGGTGTAGATGATGTTACCACCAAGATCGCGCCAGTACACACGTGGCGTTAGAATGGTCCTGTCAAAATGAACCATCTGCAGGTCATCGGCGCCGCCAAAGGCCCAGGCTGAACGATCGCCATTCGGGTCGCCATCCTCACGAGAGATGATGACAACCGTAAAATCATACGTCGTCGGGAGCGCGTGCAGATCAGAATATGGCAGGTCAATATAGTAATGGCTAAACGTACTCCCGAAATCGATCGCGCCGCCATATTGGGAAGTAAACCAGTTTGCACCGCCCTTCAGGATGCCGTGGTGGCCATGGCCGGAGACATTCCGGGCGGTCTCTCCCTGCCCGTCCCACAAGGGAAGCAGACATACCGCGGCGTCAAAGATACGTCGCCACTCGGGAGAAAGCCGGCCAGCCTGGGCCGGCCAGCGTGGCGGCTTGAGGCGGGAGGTCAGGCTAGACACTGACCCCGTCCTTGCGCCAGGAGAGATCGGCGCTGGTCAGAGTGTCGGTGGTGCCCGAGCGGCGCACACCGATGCGGTATTTATAGGAACCAACCAGGGAAAAGCTGATGGCGTGGGGGTCGGTGCCATTGCCCAGGGTAAATTCCATGATCGGGCTGTCGTCCCAGTTTTCCGCGGTATCATCGAGGGTGGCGTAAACCGCGACGATGGCGTCGTCGGTCGGGGTGGCGGGGAAATTGACCTCGATCTGGCACTGGACCAGCTCGCGCGGATTGGCGCTAAAGGCGGTAAAGAACTGCTCGGTAGTGATGTTGACCAGTTGGGTCGCGGTGGTTTTTGCCGTCCAGACCATCAGTTCGTCCTCCGGATTGAGAAAAGTCAGGGTAGCGGAAAACCTCGGGGCGGCAGGGGGCGCCCCGGGGCTTGCGGCTTATGCGATGGAGAATTTCAGGATTTTGAGCGCCTGAGAATTCACCACCCCGCCGCCGGTGCGTTTGGTGGCATAGAAATGGACATAGGGCTTGTTGGTGAACGGGTCGCGCAGCACCCGGGTGCCAAACCGCTCGGTGATGATATAGCCGCGACGGAAATTGCCGAAGGCGACCGACAGCGAGGCCGAGCCCCGGTCCGGCATGTCAGCGGCTTCCACCACCGGATAGCCCAACAGGGTCGCTGGCTGTTTGGCGTCGAGGCCGGGCCGCCACAGGTAGTCGCCATTGGCATCCTTGAACTTGCGAATCTCGGAGGCCAGATTGGTGTTCATCACAAAGCTGGCTTCCTGGCGATAGGATGGCGCCAGGGCATAGACCAGATCGATCAGCGCATCGGTGGGATTGCTGGCCGGCCAGCCGCCATCAACGCCGGTGGCGACATGTTGCAGGGTGCCAAAGGCCCGCACATCATCGCCGGTCGCCGCGGTGGTGTATTGCAGGAGCCCCTGGGGCTTGTTGATGCCGTCGCCATTGACGAAAGCGCTGCCTTCCTGGGCCTCGAACTCGTTTGCTAGCTCCTGGGCGAGCCAGTCCTCGACATTGAAAAAGCCGTCGTCGAGCATGGTCTGGGTCGCCGCCGGATTGGCGTAAATCTCGCCCAGCGGCGGAATGATCTCGGCGAAGGTCGGGGTGCCGGTCTCGGTCCGCGCTCCGGTCTCGCCGACCCAGCCCGAGGTCGCCCCGGTCAGATTGACCAGTTTGCGATAATTGGCCGAGCCGATCTGCACCACATTGGAGATTCGCCGGATGGGCGAGATATTGGTCAGCAGGCGCTCGATGGTCTGGTCGATCTCGCGGGGGATGGCGAAACCGCCCTCGGCGTCGGTGCCGATGCTCAGGGCCTTGGATTCAAGCGTCTGGAGTCCGTCATCCACACCCTTGCGGATGAAATTGTTGAAAAAGGCCGCCTTGTGTTCGGCCGCTGCCGGGCTGGCAAGCGAGGCGTCGTCGAGGCCGGGGCGATGGGCGGTCATGAACAGACGGTCAATGCTGCGCTGCATTTTTGATAATTCGGCATTGAGGCGCTCGACCTTTTCGCGCGAGACGACGTCGGCTGCGCCCTTGTGTTCGCGTTCGCGCAGGGCGGCGTCATTGGCGGCCTTGAATTCCTCGAAGCCGCGGGAAAGAGCGTCCACCGCCTGTTTGATCTCGGCCGGTGTCGCGTGCGGGGTGTCTGTCATCGATAATCTCCTGAAGATGGGGGCTGGATGGTTTGCCTGGCGCGCCGCAGGCTTTCCAGAACGTCCCGCCAGGTCGCCTCAGCGTCCCGCTGATCTGCGACGGGCTGGAAGCCATGGATGGCAACAGCTTTCGCCTGGGCGCGTGAAAATCCTCCGGCGTCCCGCAGGAAGATTTCGAAATCCCGAATGGTTCTGATTTTCGGATCGGGAAAAGCGGTTTTAAAGGAGCGGATGCGCGCGGCGTCCTGCATGGGAAAGGTGACCAGGGAAATTTCCCATAAGTCCACCTGCTCCAGGGTGCGTACACCCGAGGTCGGGCTGATGTGATCCTTGAGCGCTTTGTAGCCGATGGAAAGCCCGTCGAGCACACCGGCGCGCATCGGCGTAAGCCTCGCGGGCGCGCTGCACATCCATCAGGAGGCGGCCCTTGACATGCAGGCCGCGCTCATCTTCGTAAATCCGCTCCAGCACGCCGATTGGCTCAGCGGGCTGGTGCTGCCACAACAGTTTGATATCCACCGCCGCGCGTTTGTTTAGCGAGGCGCGAAAAGCGCCCGGTATGATGCGATCCCTGCCCTGGTCGATCACATCGAAAATGCTGGCGTAGCCTTCAAAAACCCCGCCGGGATCGACGCGCTTGAGCTCGAAGGACGAGGTGAAATGTTTGGTTGTCGCATGCGAAGACACGTCTTGCGGTCCTTTCAGAAAATGGGGTCAGGGGTGGGGCGCGGTGCCCAGAGACAGCCATTTTAGTTTTACGGCGACAGCAAAGGCGATGAAGCCGAGAATGGCCCTGACCAGCCATCGGATGATGGTTTGGCGGGCGGTTTTCTTGGTGTCGCGCCAGGCGTCCAGAAGGGCGCGCAGCTCGCGGATATCGTCGCCGGCGTATCGGTCCTGGAGGCCGCATTGGGCCAGCGCGCGCCGGGCGCCGCGCTCGCTGGCCTGGGCGACAATGGCCGCCAGGGTATCGAGGCTGGCGCCCTGGTGCTCGCCGCGTCGCACCAGTCGGGCAAGCCCGTCATCGCCCGCTGGCGCGGGATGCTCCGTCATGCCGGCTGGTCTGTAGGCATTGGTGTGATGACATCGCCGTTCTTGATCGGCTCATAGCCAACGGCGGCGCGTTTTTCGTTGATGGTCAGGAAATCGGCGGCCTGGACCCGCGCCCAGGCGCGCTGGCGATCATGGCTCAGGGCGTCGATCCGGTCGGCGTCATAGCCCAGTGCCAGGTCCTCGCCGAATTTGGGGGGCAGCCAGGCATTGAGCGCCGAACAGACCCGCTTGACCAGCGGCAGGATGGTCTGGCGCCACAGGGCGCGGTTGGCTTCTTGATAATTGGCATAGGTGTTGTCGCCGGGAATACCCAGAATCATCGGCGGCACCCCGAAGGCCAGGGCGATCTCGCGGGCGGCGACATGTTTGGCGTTGATAAAATCCATGTCCTTGGGGGAAAAGCCCATTTCCTGCCACCTCAGCCCGCCTTCGAGCAACAATGGCCGGCCGGCGTTCTGGGGGGTCTGATAGAGCTTTTCCATTTCCTCGCGCAGCCGCTCGAACTGTACGGTGTTCAGATTGCCGCCATCGCCGCCCTCGAACACCAGGGCCCCCGAGGGACGGGCGGAATTATCCAGCAGCGCCTTGTTCCAGCTGCCGGCGGCATTATGCAGATCGACACCGATGGCGGCAGCTTCCAGTGGGCTCATGCCGTAATGATCATCAAGCGGGTTGAAGCTGCGCAAATGCAGAATCGGGGTGATGCCGCGCTCAAAGTCAAAGGGGAACCGGTGGCTGCGCCCGCCTGCCGCATAGCTGTAGGCGCCGGGCCACCCCCGGGGGCCGGGAATTACGGTCATGCGGTCGGGGCGCAATGCGTAAAGCTCGCCCGGCAGGCCGCGGCTGTTTTCCACCGCTTCCAGATAGGCATTGCCGGCGATCTGGAGATAGCCGTAAAAACTTTCCATCAGGCTGACGCCGGATTGCAGCGGGTTGGGGCGATGTAGCAGGGTCAACAGCTCATGCTCACCCACCGCCTGGCCGCGCCGGCTCAGCCGCCACGGCACCGCGGCCGCGCTTTCGGCGACCAGCCGGATGCAGGCGAAGGCGACAACGTTCTTGGCGTAACCTTCGCGGGCGAAGCTGGCGTAATCGCGCGGGGTCCAGCGCGCCTGGCCGCCGCCCAGCAGGGCAAAGCCGTTTTTCAGCGGCCCCACCGCGCTGGCCTTGTGTTCGGTTTTTGAGAACAGATTACGAAAACGATGGCGCAGTTGGCTCAT